GTTGGAGGATCTCACTATAAAGATATGGTGATTCAGCCAAGTGAGTTTATAAACAGGAATAAATTGCAATTTGCAGAAGGAAATGCTATTAAATATATTTGCAGACATGCACATAAAGGAGAAGCACAAGATTTAGAAAAAGCCAAACATTATATTGATATGATTATTGAAAGAGATTATGGGGTCCAATGAAAATTCCTAAGTTTGAAGCACAGACTGAATGGGTTAAACCTACAGAGTTTCCAGACTTACGTCAGGTAGAAGAGATTGCAATAGATTTAGAAACAAGAGATCCTGATTTAATTAAAAAAGGATCAGGTTCTGTTATTGGTAATGGAGAAGTAATTGGTATTGCAGTTGCAACAAAACATTACAAAGGATATTTTCCAATTGCTCACGAAGGTGGTGGTAACATGGATAAACAACGTGTCCTGGCCTGGTTAAAAGATGTATTAGAAGCACCATCTACAAAAATTTTTCACAATGCTATTTACGATGTCTGTTGGTTAAGGGCTATGGGCTTTAAAATAAACGGCGATATAGCATGTACTATGATTGCCGCAGCCGTAACTGACGAGAACAGATTTCGTTACGATCTCAATAGTTTATCTTGGCATTATCTAGGTTATGGTAAAAATGAAGCAGCACTAGCAGAAGCAGCTTCTGAATGGGGCATTAATCCTAAAGCAGAAATGTACAAACTTCCGGCTATGCATGTTGGATCTTATGCAGAAAGAGACGCTGAAGTAACCTTTGGTCTTTGGCAAGAAATGAAAAAAGAAATTATTAATCAGGACTTGGAAGATATATTTGATTTAGAATCTGATTTATTTCCGTGCCTGGTTGACATGAGATTTAAGGGTGTGCGCGTAGATATTGAAAAAGCACATGCAATGAAAACAGAATTTAAAAAAGCAGAACAAGATTTATTACATAAGATAAAAGGAGAAACTAATATTGATACACAGATCTGGGCAGCAAGAAGTATAGCTAATGTATTTGATGTATTAAGATTGGGGTACCCACGTACAGAAAAAACTGAAGCACCATCATTTACTAAAAATTTTTTACAAGAACATAAACATCCTATTGTTAATATGATCGCTAAGGCAAGAGAAATTAATAAAGCTCACACAACTTTTATTGATTCTATTTTAAGATATGAACATAAAGGAAGAATACATGCAGAGATAAACCAACTTAGAAATGCAGGGGGAGGAACAGTGACCGGAAGATTTTCTTATCAGAATCCTAACCTCCAACAAATTCCTGCAAGGAATAAAGATTTAGGCCCAAAGATAAGATCTTTATTTCTTCCTGAAGATGGATGTAAGTGGGGATGCTTTGATTATTCTCAACAAGAACCAAGATTAGTCGTTCACTATGCATCTTTATATAAACTTCCTTCCGTTTACGATGTTGTTGATGCTTATCAAAATGATTCTAATTCTGATTTTCATCAAACCGTTGCCGATATGGCAGAAATTCCAAGATCACAAGCCAAAACAATTAACTTAGGATTATTTTATGGTATGGGTAAAACAAAACTTCAGGCAGAACTAGGAGTCACTAAAGAAAAAGCAGCAGACTTGTTTACAACTTATCATAATAAAGTGCCGTTTGTTAAACAGTTAATGGGGAAAGCTTCTAATAGAGCCCAGGACAGAGGACAGATAAGAACCTTACTGGGTCGTCTTTGTCGCTTCCATTTATGGGAACCAAATCAATTCGGGATGCATAAGGCATTGCCTCATGAAGAAGCACTTAGGGAACATGGACCAGGGATTAGAAGAGCCTATACATACAAGGCATTGAACAAATTAATTCAAGGAAGTGCCGCAGATATGACAAAAAAATCTATGCTAGAGCTTTACAAAGAGGGAATAATACCGCATATACAGATCCATGATGAATTAGATTTATCTATTGAGAACGAAAAAGAAGCCCAAAAAATCGTTGAGATTATGGAAAATGCTGTTACACTTGAAGTTCCCAACAAAGTAGACTATGAGTTCGGATCTAATTGGGGGGATATTTACGACTAACTAGGAGAAAAATATGGAAAAAGTAAAACAATTATGGGAATTAGCTAAAACCAATAAGAAAACTGCAATTGGTATAGTTATTGCTATCCTTATATTATACGCATTAGTTAATAAATAATCTTAGGGGTTTAAAATGGCTGAACAAATTTGTGAAAAATGTAATCATTTATGTCACTGCGAGAGTTGTTGCTTCAGCCATGAAGACTGTTCATGTAAAAAATGTGAGTGTGAGCCTAAAGAAGAGGGTTTAGTAGTGGATGATACAAATGAGTGTGAATGGTGTCAATAATGGGTAGGTGCTATGAAATACAAGACATTGAAGCTTCGAAGATTACGTCTTCAAAAATTAGCAGCACATCGACGAAGACAAAGATGTTTTACAATAATTTTATTCGCGGCTTTGTTTTTACTGGCATGGTGTGCAGGGCCTAATTTATGAAAATATTAAAAACATTAGCAAGTGCCGCGCTTATTATCACATTTATTACAGGTGTTTGGTTTATTGATGATAGGTATGTAGATGCTAAAGAAATAAAAGATATAAAAGAGCAAATTAATCTTCGTATAGATACATACGAATATCGCGAACTAACAAAACAATATTATGAGCTTAAAAAACTTGTAAGAGAAAACCCCGATAGTGAAGAATTAAAAGAACAATTAAAAGAAGTTGAAAAAGAACGAGCCGGGTTAAAAAAAAGAATAGACGCTAAATTAGAATAAAAATGATAGATAAAAAATCAGGATTGCTTACGGGTAATCCAATCTACAAACCATTCCGGTATCCCTGGTGCTATGATGCGTGGCTGACACAGCAAAGAATACATTGGCTGCCGGAAGAGGTTCCTATGTCCGAGGATGTAAAGGACTGGGCATCTAAAATAACTCCTGCAGAAAAGAATCTGCTTACGCAGATATTTAGATTTTTCACGCAGGCCGATGTCGAAGTTAATAATTATTACATGGGCCACTGCATGCATGTGTTTAAACCGACAGAAGTTAAGATGATGTTGTCTGTGTTTTCAGCAATGGAAACAGTACATATGGCAGCGTATGCTCATTTACTGGATACAATTGGACTCCCTGAAACTGAATATGCAGAGTTTTTAAAAATTAAAGCTATGCGAGATAAATATGATTACCTGCAGGGATGTAAATCAGATACGCTTCATGATATTGCTAAGACTGTTGCTGTCTGTAGTGCCTTCACTGAAGGTGTACAGTTGTTTGCAAGTTTTGCTATATTATTGAATTTTCCAAGGCATAATAAAATGAAGGGTATGGGCCAGATAATTACTTGGTCCGTAAGGGACGAGACTCTTCATTGCAACTCAATGATAAGATTGTTTAGAGAATTAATAGATGAAAACCCAGAGGTATGGACTGAAAGATTAAGAGAGGAAATTTATACGGCGTGTAGTACTGCTGTGGGACAGGAAGATGCTATGATTGATTTGGCTTTTGAACAGGGGCCTTTAGAAAATTTAACTAAAGAAGATGTTAAGCTGTATATTAGATGGATTGCTAATAGAAGGTTGGTGCAGTTAGGTTTGAAAGCTGTCTATAAAGTAGTCAAGAATCCTTTGGGATGGTTGGATGCTATATTAAATGCCGTGGAGCACATGAACTTCTTCGAAGGAAGATCAACAGAATATTCAAAAGCTGCAACACGGGGAACTTGGGATGAAGCGTTCGAAGACTTGAAATCTCCTTATTTTGATATGCTTGAGAAAAATAAAATTATTGGCGAGAAGGAGTTCTTTAAACCCAATGCCTAGTCCTTGGAATTTTCCTTTGATTTTGACGGTGTCTTTGATTTTTTTCCTTTGTTGTTTTTTAATTTTTTTACTGTAGGTGTCACATTCAAGATTGGCGCGTAGTCGTCTAAAATTTGTTTCATTTTCGCTTCTAGTTCTATTTCTGACATATCTTCTAATTTCCCATGCTTTATTATTTTTCGTTCTATGTATAATCCTGCTGCCTTGCCTCTATTGGTTTCTGCATTTACTGCAGATGAGAAGCTACCCTTCTTTAAAGCGGCATTCTTTATGCGAGCAAGCTCGGCAACGTGCCCTTCGTAGGTGACTTCATATTTCTTTAGTCGTTCTTCCCTTAGTTTTCCTATATACTGTACAACCAGCGGCGACAGCCTTGGATTTTGTAGTTCTGAAGCTTCCTGTGTAGCCCGGTTGGCGCTATATCCAGCGATGGTTGCAGCCTCTTTGCCTGTACAAGGGCCTTCAGGTCCGCCAAAGACTATAATCTCAGCGAATCGCATTTGCATTTCAGTTAATCTTTTTGGTACTCCCATGCTTGCGTTATAAATGATTTTAGTGTATATTTCAAGGTAACATGAAAGAAAATAATATACGTGGGCCTTTAGATTTAGAGCAACGAATAGCTGATTTAACTGGTCGTTTAGAGAAAGCAGAAGCTGCGCGTCGTCCGTTGGACACTATGGATGAAATTGCCTATAGAGAATTGGAAAAGGAAAATAAGGATTTAAGAATTTCAATAGGTAATAGGATAGAAAGAGTAGAGGAATTAAATACTTCTTTGGCCGAAGCTTTAGCGATAGATGAAGCTCATCAAAAACAAATGGGTAAGTTGCAAGTTAGGCTCACTGAAGTCGAGGAAGATAATAAGAAATTAGCTAAGCAGATTGAAAATCAATCAAAGTATGTGCAGTCTCTTAGAGACAAAGGAGTAATATGAGAGTGTTGGATTTACAGCAGATGCTGGGAGACTTTACAGATAAATTAAAAGGCAAAGGAAATGCTATTAGTGATGCTAAGATCTATGTTGCTAAGGATGGGTATCTTGAAGAGATAAGACGAATTGAAGTTCATGAAAATAATGTTTTTGGTAAAAAAGGAAGTGGACTAAGATTAGTGATGAAGACCCAAAATGAAAAAAGACTCATACTGCCACCAGGCATGATGAAAGATTATTAAGGAGGAAAAATGTTTGAAATAACAGAAGAGCAAAGAAGAGATATTCTAGCGTATCTTGCTAAAAAACCGTACGCTGAAGTCGCTCCTTTGATTGCCATGTTGGCTGCTTTGAAGAGAAAAAAAGCAGGCGATACGAATGGCAACGTTACCTCTAAAAAATAGTGGGACCGGAACAGAAATTATACAGAGATCTAAAGAAACATACGCACCATATTATATGGAATCGTATTGAAAATCTTAGCATTGTCGGCATGCCAGATCTGTTGGGATACACCAAGAATCAGAAGTTTTTCACTGTCGAACTGAAAGTCATAAAGGGGAACAAGATCAAATTCTCACCACATCAAATTGCCTTCCATAAGACACATCCACAGAATACTTTTATCCTGGTCCGGACCCATGATCAACGATCCATGAAACTTGTTCCAGGATCCGTGGAGCTTGGAGCTTGGCGCTTTGATTCGGGATTCTTTATTGCTGGTTCGTGGACCGGGGTTCAGGAATCTTTTGA